CAACTTGTTGCCATAGTAATGGTACAAGATAACTCAGATTTTATAAGATTAGAAGAACCTTACATTATACAGTTACACCCACATGACTTTTTGGGAGACTATATGATGGAAGAAAAGATGACAATTAAACCTTGGTTATTCAAGTCTAAAGATAAAGTAATATCTATACATAAAAATAATATTTTATGTTTTGCAGTTCCTACAGATGATATTTCTGAGTATTATATGAATATTCGTAGTGGAAAACTAAGACAATCGCCTGAAGAAATAAAGAAACACAGAGCCGCTGCTTTTGGTAAATTGTTAGACCAATTGGGCGATGTTGAGTATGACGAGACACAAGACTACTTAATGGGTAAGAAGACAGTACACTAAGGTAACTCTAAGGTAATCTATCTCTGAAGGAGGCACATGCCTATTATATACCATTTTGTTCAAATTGTCAAGCGCTTAAACCAAAAAAAATGAAAATAATTTATTACTACAAAATCTAGTATAACAGCTTGACTTTTTTACTAGATTGTGATATAATAGGGTAATATTTTAAAAAGGAATATAATATGAAAAATACACAACCAATCAAGGTTCCTAAAAAGAAAGAGCATTATGTCTCTAATAAAGAATTTTTAGTTGCCATGAAAGAATATAAATTAAAGTGTATAGCGGCAGAAAAGAAAAAGAAACCTAGACCACCAATAACTGATTACATTGGTGAGTGTTTTCTAAAGATTGCTAATCATTTATCATATAGACCAAACTTCATTAATTACACTTATAAAGAAGATATGATATCTGATGGTATAGAAAATTGTTTACAATATGTTTCTAACTTTGATCCAACAAAATCAAATAATCCATTTGCTTACTTTACACAAATAATATACTACGCATTTATAAGAAGAATCCAAAAAGAAAAGAAACAAACAATTATTAAACAGAAACTAATAATGAAGTCTGGTTTAGATGAGTTAGTTTCACAAGAAGCAGATAATACAGAATATCAAAACGCATATGCTGACTTTTTAAGAAAGAATATGGTAGAGATAGCACCTGATAAACCAAAAGAAAAGAAACCAAGGAAGAAAAAAGTATCTAAACTAGAATACTTTATGCAATGAAAAATATTATAGTTGTGGGTGGTGGTAGTGCAGGCTGGATGTCAGCAGCTACACTCATTCGTACCTTTCCTGATAAAAATATAACTGTAATAGAAAGTCCAGATGTATCTACAGTTGGTGTAGGTGAAAGTACATTAGGTCATATCAATGGTTGGTTAAATTATCTCAACATTGAAGACAAAGACTTTATGCCTTACTGTGACGCTAGTTATAAGTTATCAATTAAATTTACAGACTTCTATAAAAAAGGTGCAGGTTCATTTCATTACCCATTTGGCAGACCATATTATTGGGACGATAAAGAAAGAAACAAATGGTACTTTAGAAAACAATTATTAAATTTACCTAATAGTGATTATGCTGAGTGCATGTCACCCAATGTATTAATTTCTAATGCTAATAAAATAAGTGATATTAATGATATTTTACCTAACTACAATTTTAAAACAGATACCGCTTATCATTTTGACGCCACTAAATTTGGTTTATGGTTAAAAGAACATTATTGTTTACCAAGAGGTGTGAAACATGTATTAGAAAATGTAAATCTTGTACAACAAAATGATAATGGTGTATCACATATCAATTCACATGAATGTGATTTAGTCATAGACTGTACAGGTTTTAAATCTATGATATTAAATAAAGTTGGTGGTGATTTTATATCTTACAATGATATATTACCTAATGATAGTGCATGGGCAACAAGAATGCCATACACAAACAAAGAACAACAACTAGAACCATATACAAATTGTACGGCGATAGATAATGGTTGGGTGTGGAATATACCTAGTTGGGAAAGAATTGGTACTGGTTATGTTTATTCAAGTAAATATATCAATGATGATGACGCATTAATACAATTTAAACAATACTTAGGTAGAGACGATTTAGAATTTAAAAACATCCGTATGAGAGTTGGCAGACAAAAAGAAATGTGGATAAAAAATGTATGTTCAATTGGTTTATCTGCCGGATTTATAGAACCATTAGAGAGCACAGGTCTTTTACAAACACATACGTTTATAATGAAACTAGTATCTAATTTAGAACGAGGTGATTTTTCACAATGGGATAGAGACACACACAACTTAGAGTGTAATAGTATTTTTGATGAGTATGTTACATTTGTTGCCATGCATTATGCCTTATCATTAAGAGACGATACACCATATTGGCAAGATGTAAGAAAAAGAAGTTTGGTACATTTAAAAGAAGTACAATCTTTAATGAATGCCAAAATGCAAGATTACTATTTTAACCCATTAGGTGGTATGCATTATATAGCAACAGGTTTAAATTGGCAGGCAGTATCATTATTAGATGTAGAACAATTATTGTATGACCCGGATACAAAAGAGATAAACGAAGAATGGACAAATCATTTAGAACAAAACAAACAAGATTGGCAAAAAATAGTAAATACTATGCCATCTTTATATCAATATTTAAAAGACAACATATATGAAAATCGCCCTAGTTAACGACACACATTTTGGATGTCGTAATGACAATCCAAATTACCATGAATACATGTATAAGTTTTGGCAAAAACAATTCTTTCCATACTTAGAACAAAACGATATCAAAACAATTATTCATTTAGGTGATATATTAGATAGACGTAAGTATGTAAACTTTAAAACACTTACTGATTTTAATAATAAGATAGTAAGTCAATTTAAGAAATATGATACACACTTTATAGTAGGTAACCATGATACCTATTACAAGAACACAAATGAAGTAAACGCACCTAAAGAATTGTTAAGTCAGTTTAAAGTTTATTCAGACCCACAAAAGATTACAATTGCAGGACATGATATATTGATTATACCATGGGTAACACCTGAAAACTACGATAGAACTAAAATGATGTTAGAACAAGAAACAGCAGACATTGTTATGGGTCATTTAGAGATTAAAGGTTTTGAAATGCATACTGGACATCATTCAGATGTAGGTGTAGAAAAAGAAATGTTTAAAAGATTTGAAACAGTATTATCTGGTCACTTTCATAAGAAATCAGATGATGGTCATATATTTTACCTTGGTTGTCAATATGAAATGACTTGGTCAGATTATAAATGTCCTAAACACTTTCACATTTACGATACAGAAACAAGAGAACTTACACCAATACGAAACCCTTTAACAATACATCATAAAATATATTACAATGATGAAACTACAGATTATAAGAACTTTGATTTTAATGAATGTAATAACAAATACATTAAACTTATAGTAGAAAAGAAATCAGACTACTTTATGTTTGATAAATTTGTTGATGATATTTACCAAAAGTCTAATGTATATGATTTAAAAATTATAGAAGATTATTCAGACTTAGACGCTTCAACAGTAAATGATGATATAGTTGAAAAGACGGAAGATACACCAACTTTACTTGATACCTATATAGAACAAACAGATACGAATTTAAATAAAGATAGATTAAAAACCTTAATGAAAAGTTTATATACGGAGGCATTTGACTATGAGTAATTACGACCACAAATATGAATATAAAAATATGTACTTTGGTCCTTACATCTATCATTGTAAATTAGACCCACAATTTTGTAAAGATTTATTAGAACAAGGTGATAAAACTACAGATAGATATTTACAAGAAGACGGTACATATACTAATCAAATTATTAAAGATAGTTTAGCAGGTGATTTAAAAACAGGACATGAAAGACAATTTGATGGCAAACAACAAAGATGGTTTAATAAAAGTTTAAAAGATGTGTTTACACATTATACAAAAGAACGTATGAACTTTCATAACTATATTTTTGTACCAGATTATGTAATAGAGAACGTATGGATTAATTATCAACATGCCAATGAATATCAACCTGAACATACACATTCTGGTGACTTTAGTTGGGTAATCTATTTACAGATACCAGAGGGCATGAAAGCAGAAAGAGAAAATTATAAAAAGAAAGGTCCTGGTCCTGGTTGTATTGCATTTAGTTATGGCGAGACAAGTGGCAATCCAGATGTAACTTTTCCTTGGGTAACAAATATTCACATGGGAGTACCTGAAGCAAATGAAATGTATATCTTTCCGTCTCAGTTAAAACATGCTGTGCCACCATTTAAGTGTGATGGTGTAAGAATATCAGTAAGTGGTAATGGTGCGTTTCAAAGACCAGATAGTAAACTATATGTTATGGGAGAAAAAAGATACGAAGTATGATAGTATTTGAAAAGATTAAATGGAAGAACTTTCTTTCAACAGGACAACAAGGTATAGAAATAGATTTAAACAAAGACGAAACAACACTTATTATAGGTCATAACGGTGCAGGTAAGTCAACTATACTTGACGCATTGTGTTTTGCTTTATTTAATAAAGCTTTTAGAGATATAAAGAAAGAACAATTAATTAACAGTATTAACTTAGGTGGTACTGAGATAGAAGTAAACTTTACCATTGCACAAAACAAGTATAGAGTAGTACGAGGTATTAAACCTAATATATTTCAGATATACTTAAATGGTGAAATGATAAACCAAGAAGCAACTATAGCTGACCAACAAAAACATTTAGAGAATAATATACTTAAATTTAACTATAGAAGTTTTACTCAGGTAGTAATCTTAGGTAGTAGTACATTTGTTCCTTTTATGGAATTGAAGTCACCACATAGACGAGAGGTAGTAGAAGACATTTTAGATATTAAGATATTTTCAGTAATGAATATGTTAGTTAAAATGCAAATCAAAGAAGTTACTGAACAGATAAGAGATATTGATAGAGATATACAAATAACAAAGAGTAAGGTAGAAACTCAACAACAATATTTACAAGATACAGGTAAACAGAATACAAAAGTTATAGATGATTATAATTCTAAGATAGAAGATAATAAACAAGCAATAGACAAGTATTCAACACATGTTGATGGTATCAATAAACAGATAACAAATATTAAAACAACAATACTAGATGAAGATAAGGTAAGACAACAAGTTAAGAAACTGAATAGTTTTGAAACACAATTTGAAAGTAAAGTAAATCAATGTACAAAACATAAGAAGTTTTATGAACTCAATGATAACTGTCCTACTTGTCAACAAAGTATTGACCCACAATTTAAATCAGAAAAGATTGCTGATGAAAACAAATCACTTATTAAATTTAATCAGGCATTAGCAGATGTTGCCAAAGAGATTACAACTAAACAAAATAGATTACAAGCAATTGCTAGTGTACACGAAGAAATAAAAGTATTAGAGATTGATAGTGTTAAGTATGAACAATCAAAAAATGAGTTACACAATATTAACACAAAACTGGCACATAACATTGAACAGTTATCACAACAAAGTGAAGACACAGGTAAAGCAAAAGGTAAGTTAGAAGAATTAGAAAATCAATTACAAGAATATGAAAATTCAATAAGAACTAAAAAAGAAGAAACTGATTACCTACAAGCGGCAAGAGTAATGTTAGCAGATACAGGTATCAAAACAAAAGTTATTAAACAATACTTGCCTATTATGAACCAGTTAATTAACAAGTATCTTGCTAGTATGGATTTCTTTGTTAACTTTAAATTAGATGATGAGTTTAAAGAAATAATAAGAAGTAGATTTAGAGACGATTTTAGTTATACAAGTTTTAGTGAAGGTGAGAAGATGAGAATAAATCTTGCATTGTTATTTACATGGCGTGCTATTGCTAAAATGAAAAACAGTATATCAACAAATCTATTATTACTAGATGAAATATTTGATAGTAGTTTAGACGGACAAGGCACAGACGATTTCTTAAAGATACTAAACACACTAGAAGGTGAGAATGTTTTTATTATATCTCACAAGACAGATATTATGGCAGACAAATTTAAACAACAAATAAGGTTTGAGAAAGATAAGAACTTTACAAGGATAGTAGAATGAAAATAACAATTGCTAGATTAAGAAGTGGAACAAATTACAAAGAACCGTTATTAGATATTATGGATTCTTTTTATGAGTTATATAAAAAATATCAAATACAAAGACCACAACATCAATATGGATATTACAACTTTGGTTTTGGTTTTGCAAACAGACAAAAAATGGATGATATTAAAGATAGTGATGTTATTCTAATACCAAGTGAGAATGAGTTTACATTCCATATCAAAAATTTTCAGGACAATAGACAAGTATTTCGTAGTAACGAAAAGGTACAAGAGATAGGTGCCATGTTGGCAGACAAACATATTATTATAATGAGAAGTGATAGAGCAGATAATGAAGAACTATACAGAAACAAAACATTTAAAGGATTTGATATAGGTAAGGTAAGTATATTAGATGAAATAGATATTGAAGGTGGCATACATGCTATGAAGTATCATTTTATCACAGACGCAATACCACCTAAACTAGAAGAAGGTACAAGAGCATATGATTTTGTATATTGGGGTACAGACAAAAGAAAGACGGCAGATAATGTTGATAGTGGAGATATAAGACACACTTTCTTTAAACAAATATACAAAGAGAAAAAAATTAGTGCATACTGGATTGGTAAGTTTTCAGGTGTACAAAGAGATAAGAAAATAGATAAGATGAGAAATCTATTACCACACTTAACAAATGGCAAAACAACAATGTGTTTTAACTGGATGAGTGAGACAGCAACAACAAGTAGATACCACGAAGCATTAGCATGTGGCATAATACCATTTGTTCATATGAAATATGACGTAAACAATACAATAGTTGGAAACGAATGGCAAAGGGTAACAGATGTAGAACATTTATATTCTAAGATTGAAGAAATGAGAACAAATAATAGCTGGCAAGAAAAGTATAATGAGATATTAGAAGACTATAAACGAAGAACATTGAAGTCAAAAGAGTGGTATTACAACGCTTTTCAATCAAGGCTTGACAATTTGATTAATTTGTGATAGGATATAGACTATATTATGGCAGAAAAAATTATAGACCCTTTATTAGAAAAGCAATGGGAGACCTTTCAACAAGAAAACCCTACACCTTACGAACATATAGATACAAACGAACTTAAAGAACGTTTAATTACTGAACTAGGTTATGTGTCTGGTATGACGGTAGAAGAATATACGTTATATCAAAAATGGTGTGAAGTTAAAAACAAGTATCCTGCTCAGACAGTAAACACTTTATTTGGCGAAGAAAGTCAATTAGTAGATTTATCAAAAGACAAACTATTAACTCATGTAAAGAACAATATATGGTCACCTCAGGATCCTATGGATTTTGAGAAGTTACAACCAGAACTAATCTATACAAAAGATAGTCCAGAATTACCACAATTGTGGAACGCAATAAGAACATTTGCCTCTACAATGAAAAACAATAACAATATAGGTCGTAATCTAAACTTTATAGTAAGAGATAAACCAACAAAGAAATATCTAGGTGTCATTTGTATATCAAGTGACTTTTTAGATTTAACACCTAGAGATAGTTACATAGGTTGGGATAGAGAACGTAAAACTAAAAAGATGATTAATCACACGGCGATAGGTAGTACGATTGTGCCACTACAACCACTAGGTTATAATTACACAGGTGGTAAGTTACTTGCGTTGATGTGTTTATCAGATAAAGTACAAGAGACATGGAAAAAAGAATATGGCGATACAATGGTTGGTGTTACAACTACAAGTTTATATGGTAGTTTTAGTCAATATCAAAATTTAAGACATTGGAAGAAAAGAGGTCATAGTGCAGGTAGTGTATCATACGAAGCAACAAAACCTACTATTCAAATGTTAAGAAAGTGGATTATGGAAAATCACACTAGAAAATACTTTGAATGGTATAGTGCTACAAAAACTACAGGTCAACCATATAAGAGAGACCACAGAAATAGAAGTCATACATTTGCATATAGTAAACTAGGTATACCAAAAGAGTTAACAAAGTCAGACCACAGTAGAGGTATCTATTTTTCCACACTATATGATAATACAAGAGAATTTTTACGAGAAGAAATACCTGAAGATAAACTAGTCAAAAGTTTTGAGAGTAGCGTTGACGCATTATCAGAATTATGGCGAGAACGTTATGCTAGAAAGCGTATTAAATCATTGATTGACCAAACAAGGACAAACATGGAGACGCTTTACTATGATGACTTGATACATTTAACATGGGAAGAAACCAAGGAAAAGTATCTAAAACAGGTAGGAAGATAAGAACAAAACAAGAACATAGGCTGTGCGATATGACGCACCAGCAATAAATCGTTGATTTATAAAGGTTCTTTTTTTGTATTTTATGCCAATATATGTTGACTTTTTAACCAAATTGGTATAGGATATACAGTATATTATGAAAACGAGGTCAAATATGAATACTATTTCAAAAGAGCAAAAATCAAATCTTGCTAAATTACTTGCAACAGAAAATCTAAATGTAGAACACCGTAAAGTTAAGACAGCACACTTTGTACCTAAGACTAGAACTTTATGTCTTCCAATATGGGACAATATGTCTAATGACCTTTATGACTTATTATGTGGACACGAAGTTGGTCACGCATTATGGACTCCTGCTGATGAGACAAAATTAAACGAAGCAAAAAAGAAATACAATATTCCTCATTCTTACATGAATGTTATTGAAGATATCAGAATTGATAAGAAGATGAAATTAAAATACCCTGGTCTTAGAAAATCATACTTTAACGGTTACAAAGAATTAGTTGCTAGAGACTTTTTTGGTAAGATTGGTGACGAAGCAAACAATATGAGATTTATTGATAGACTTAATGTGTTTACAAAATCTGGTCACTTAGAAAATACTATTGAGTTTAATGACCAAGAAAAATCATTTATTGAAAAATCAAATCACTTAGAAACTTTTGATGATGTAATTGACCTTGCAAAACAAATATTCAAATATTCTGGTGAAGAAAATTACGATAAAGAAAAAGA